ACGAATCCGGCACGTTCGAAATTCTCCATGTACATATCACCTCCATGTTCCCACCATAGATCTCGACGCGGTATATCAATCAAAGTTACGCCTAATTCCTCCCTATAATAGTCTTGCATCATGCTGTAGCAATCCAATACACCAAAGGCGTATGAGCGGCCGACTAAAGGCGCTTTATACCCTGTAGGTTCAAACGAATGGACGGCTACAACCTGCGGTTCGGGATGATCGCTATCCTTAAAGACGGCAAGTATATGCCAAGGCAATCCCGAAGTTTCGCACCCCACTAAATCACTCTGCGAGGGCCTTGCAGCGGTATTAGGATGACTGTGCACAATACCGACTATCTTACCTATATCTTCAGCGTCGGCATAGTCCTGTGGATCCAATACGAAATGTTCGCTGGGAGTCTCGGCTAAATTATGGCAGGCAAAGTAGAATTCAGAGTCCCCGGAGCCGGCTGAGATTATAAGCCCGCAAGCCTCTCTAGGAAACTCCTTAAAAGCATGTGCTGAAGCCTGCTGTAGAGTGTTGGCATCCATTTAGCTATCTCCGTACCAAATCCGCGGCAGGGAAACTGCCAAAGGGTAATGGATTTGTTGCACCAAACCGTAATTTACACGAAGACAATCTACCACCACAATCATCCAATAAGGGATCTGCAGTCGGAGTATCGTCGGGCAGCGCTACAGGGGGGCCTATATAGCCGCAGTAAGGTCCTCGATAGCCGCCGATTACGATCCATTGGCAAAAATTAGTTAGTATTTGGCGCCTAGGCAGTTTTACGCCTTGAAAATCTAGAGCACTAGCTAATTCCCATTCGATTACCGAGGAAGTCTCTTGAGTTTTACGCTCTAGGAACCATAATTCAGGGGCAAGCTCTTGCAAAGGATCTGCAGATGGATTACCGCCAGGAAAATTGACGGCATCAAGGTATTTTACCATAGTTCGCCGGCGTATTAGTCGCGCACCTATCAAATCATCCAGGGTTAACACTAAAGCTGTCAAGGCGCCTTGCAGATTACTGGCGCGTATAAGAGGCGTCGCTAATTTATCGCCCGTGCGAATAAATCCTTCCGACTCGATAGGCCATGGAGCATACTCTAATCCCTGCCAGAATATCGGCCCCACCTGAGTATGTGCATGGAATCGCAGAATGCTACCGCCAATGTTGAGTGCGTTTAGTTCGAACAACTCAATGAAGCTGCCCGGATCTAATTTTTGAATGTCCGCGGTTACGGTCATGGCGCAAACACCTCCTTAAAGGTTACATCCAACTGAAACACGTCTGCGCCCATGTCAGTGATTTGATACTCGTCTGCTAAATACAGCCCTGTTATACCTAGTGGCGGTGTCCAGTTGAACGATGTATGGCCCTGCAAGCCGTCTAAGAAATCCTTTACCGGAGTTAATGCTGCGGTTTTACCTACGAAGGAAAGAGACCAACTCTGGATTTTTGTGTTAATACCGTCGCCGACAGTCTGGACATAACCATCGCCAAATTGAGAGCTGCGTGTGCGATGCTTAACTTCGCCTCGCGCCCCCACCGTAGGTTTAAAAGTAAATGTACTAGGCATTTATCAATTTCCACAATACGCCGCCAGGGCGACCTTCTTTAGCTAGAATTGTTTTAACTCCGACTTCAATCAAGCTACCCAACTCCTTGGCGTCACGATTTTTAGTATCGGAATTCGTCGATGTTGAGGTATTATTCCCTGAGACCACTACATTGATGGAAGTGTTATTAGTTACGCTAGTACCGCCCAACCTGTTATTAGGGATGACTTCACCGCCGGAACCTCCTGTAAGCAGGAAATCTTTGTTATTCTGCCGGAAGACTTCGAAGCCATTTTCATTCACTTGACCTAATTTATTCGCTCCGACTAAACCTCCGCTAGCAGCATGAAAGGTGACTGCAGGCAGGGAGCCTGAAGACGCTCCAGCCCCAGCCGATGCGCCGCCGCCAAGCGCGCTAGCCAAGACACTACCTAAAACACTGAATAAGCCGCCAAGCAAGCCTTTACCTGTATTAGCTATGCCGGTGAATAGTTCGCCGAACAGCGCTGTCATAATAGGTTTTACGATGCCAACTTGCACAATAAAATCCAACATAGATTGCAAAATGTCACTAAACATTTTCTTGAAACCTCCCGAGGTACGTGTAAATAGGCTCGAGAAGGTCTGCGTCATGGTAGATTCAACACTGCGTAGTAGACTGCGTATGCTAATACCGAAACGTTGTTGCCTATCCAACATCTCGGCCAGTGCTTTATCATCCACTTTAGCGCGTAGTTCTGCTCCGCGTTGGGTGGTAATAAGTTTTTGATTTTCGGCTTCGGTAATAATCCGCAAGCTTTCGGATTGTGCCCTAGCGGATTTCTCTGCCCCAGACCCTAAGCTAGATTCCAATGAGTCCAAAGACCTACGCAACTGCTCTATGCTTTTTTTGGATTCCTCAAAGGCTTGCTTTTTATTCCAAGCCTCGATGAACTCCCTCACCTTTGGATTTACCTCAACCAATGTAGACCCTTGCAGCGCTAAAAGACCGTTAAGCTCTTCCAAGGACTTTTTAAACTCTTCTACCGCCGCAGTACGGTTCTGGTTCACTTCGAATTGCGGCGTAGTAGCTAGTAAGGGCGAAACATTAGGAACGGCCAATTTAGAGAGCTGTTTTGATACTGCCGCATTAGCCCTCTCAAGATCTTGCGGCAGAGATTCCAATTTGCTTAACTTTTCCTCTCCTTTGGAGATTTCCAAAAACATTGCAGCCAGCTGCTGCTCCAAAGTGCTAGCCTCAAATCCAGCAGTTTTCAATTTGGCGGCTAAATCATCAAACACACTCCCTACGCCTTTTTTATCTTCCGGCGCACTGGCTAAAAGGTTGCGGGCCTGAATTAGAGCTCTCGTCGAGGCTAGAGCTGAGGTCCCTCGCTTGGCAGCCGCAACTTGCTGCGTAGTTTCCTTGAACTTGTTAACGCTCTCCTCGACACTTTTCGCCCAACTTTCCCACTTCTTGGAGGATTCTTCCAGCTCTTTCGTCTCCGGAGCTACGATATTCAGCCCATTTAAAGCAGATATGGCCACTGTAACTCGCTGCAGATTACCCTCGAGACCCAACACCGCAGCTTTAGCCTCGTTAACCCTATCGGTATTTACAACTTGCCGACGAATCAATCCGCGTATTTCCGGAACCTTTGCGAGTTTCAGATTTTCCTGCGCCGTCCTAAGCTGTTCTGCTATTTCATTGCGTCTAGCAGTAGCCTGCGCCAGCAACCGGCTATGCACTTGCGTGCTGATTTCACCGATTTCACGAAACAGGGCAATTTGACCGCGGAGCGAGGTAAGCCATTCACCGTTTTTGGTAATAGTAGAAGTTGTTTGTTTTTCTGTCCCGCTCAGTGCGAGCGTAAGCCCTATCGAAGCTGCTGAAAGTCCAAGCAATATAGGGTTCAATCGTGTCAAAGTAGCAGATGCAAAACCTACAGCTAATATAGCGGTGCGCAACTTCAATAGGGCACTTATAGCCGCGAAAATCCCAATTTCCAATTTGCTCAAGAACGCAAGGAAAAGTAACCCACCAGCAGCACCTGCCGCCCCTACTATTACTTTGCGAATGTTACCGAATTGAGCGGTAAAATCTTTTAAGACGTTAGTCGTCCTACTAACTACTCCGGTCAGAGTGTCGGTAATGCCAGTCAATTCTTCGAGGGCTGCCAGAGACTCAAACACTGTTGTCTTCAGCGTACCGAATTGGCCTGTCAGACTTTTAGCGTTGATTGCAGCTGCCGGCCCAAAAATCTCCTTAAAAGCTGCGGCCATTTTAGGTAGCAGTTCATCCGGCAATACTTCGCCGGCGCGTATCATCTCCGTGAATTCCTTTTGAGTAACACCCATAGATTTTGCGGCGATGGCGAAAGCGCCTGGTATCTGATCACCTAACTGCCTCCGCAGCTCTTCCATGGTAACCACGCCCTTTGAGATCATCTGCTCAAAGGCTAAAAATACTTGGCCTGTACGTTGGGAATCTAGCTTAAAAGCTTGCGCAGCTATAATCGCACCCTCAAATACGTTGTTCATCTGATCCAAGGATAAATTGGACAGACGGGCTGAGGTGGCAAACTTATTGAATGGATCGACGATGCTACGCACATCCACACCGAGCTTCCCTGCAAAAGCACTCAGCTCACCAAACTGCTCAGCTGCTAGCAGGCTGCTGCCTGTAGCCACTGTCAGCCCGGCTGTAAACTTCTGCATGTCGATGCCGGCTTTAGTTACGGCAACACTTAAAGTTGCAACCCCAAAGCCTACGGCGGTAATTCCTGCCACAGTCAATGCTAGGGCCTTCGTGGTCTCACTAAACAATGAGGTCAAAACAGATAGACGAGCGCCGACACCTGACAAGGGGCCTAAAGTCAAGGTAGCCGAACGTGACAGATCCCGTAAAAAGGAAGTAAAGCCTCCGCCGGGCGATGTTCCCAATGCAGCTCCTGCGGTACTAACTGCCTTTAATGCCGCCGCAGCCCTGCTGGCCTCAGCATTTTGTTTTGCTGTGTCAGATACGGCAGTTTGTCCTCGAGACAGTACTCCTCTAAAACCTGTCACGCCTCGAGCAATCTGGTTGGGGGGCAACGCCGCCAACTTATTAACATCCGTTAAGGTGTTGGCGAGACGTCTATACGCCCCCGTTACCTTATTGATCTCTTCCTGCGCCACTCCTACTTTCTTCATCTTATCCGTTAGGGCAGAAGTCCGCTGAAACAGAGTCAGCAAAATCTTTTCTACGCTAGCGAATTTCCGAACTATGTTTTGCGCTGACTCGTCTGAGGTTTTGCGGACTTTGTCGACAGTTTGGCCGAAGTCTTTTAGCACACCTAAAGAACGCTGTAAGGACGCTGTATTGGCAACTAAGCCAAAACCTACATCACCCAAATTGACCGTACGAGCCATTCTTTAGATGCTCCCTAATAAATACTATCCATCGAACAAATTCATCAAAAGGCAAAGCGCGTATTTCCGCCTCAGTTTTATGG